CCTTTGAATGTACCGCCGCCACCGCCGGTGCTAGATGTTACAAGTGCTTTACCTTGAAACACTACATAGAAATCATCAGTAGCAACAATGCTACCAGTCATAGTCAAGCTAGTACCTGCAACAGTATAAGCAACAGTAGGTTCCTGACGGACGCTGTTTACAAACACCTCAATCTCTGAAGCGTTAGCTACAGGATGGTCTAGCGTAAAGCCAGTGCCAGTGCCACCAGTCAAATCCTGATAGGCCATTGCTGTGGTTTGTACTGCTGGTGATAAGCCAAGATAAGGCATTAAGTAATCTCCAAAATGCTCAAAGTTGTATCTGCGCTGTTTGCAGTATCAGACTGTACTTTTAATACATCCGTATTGAGAAGTACTACTTTTTGATCGCCGCCAATCGGCACAAGCGTACCACCCACAGGAATAGGCGCATCTTTAATTAAGAATACGTTTCCATTTGTTTCTGTGTCTGAAGTATCACTTTCTATTTTAACATCTACAGTTATTTGTGATGTTGTAATATTAGCAATAGACATACCGATAATGGTAGTTTCAGTACCAGATTTACCAGTATAAATAGTCATATCTGTATTAGCACCAGTACTACCACCAGCAAAGGTTTTTATTTTAAAAGCGTTTGCCATTATTTACTCCTAATGTACATTAATTATACCATAATTTATATGGTTTGTCAAGTACTTTTTATTATCCTAATGCAATAGCTAGTGCAACTGCTGCACCATTTGCGAATGCCTGTGTAGACACGGTTCCTGATTCATCAGCAAATGTGAAGGTTCTGTTTGATGTCGGGTCTGTAATTGCAAGAGTAGTTGTAATGCTATCTCCTGTTGTAGAACCGTCAAACACAATACCTGTATCAGACACATTACTAGCTGAACCCAAGCTACTATCTACGTATGCTTTAATAGATTGTTGTGTAGCAAGAGCCGTGTCGCTATTAGATGACAAATTATCTTGGTCAAGAATAGCGGTTACTGTTGCACCAGAGGCAAGTGTCAAGTTAGTGCTTGCAGTTAAATTAGTAAACGTACCTGCTGCGGCACTGTTAGCACCAATGGTTGTTCCATCAATTTCACCACCAGCAATATCCACTTTAGTAATGTCAACTTCACCAGTGCCATTTGGTGTAAGTGCAATGTTACCATTAGTATCTGTAGATGTAATAGCATTGCCATTTAAGTTTAGATTGTCTACCTGCAATTCTGTAATAGCACTACTTGCACCAATTGTAACACCATCAATAGTTCCACTATCAATATCGGCTTTAGAAATGTTTACTTCGCCAGTACCGTTTGGTGTTAGGTTAATGTTACCATTAGTATCTGTGCTGATAATAGTGTTACCGTCAACATTAATATTACCAATGGTTGCACCGCTACCATTTAGCTTCAAGCGTTCTGCTGCTGTAGCACCTGCTGACATAGTTTTGAATACCATGTCAAATTCTTCAGATGTAGGTGTCAAACCTGTAGCTACGGATTCAATAACACCGCCTGTTTCAATTGTGCTTGCTGCAGTCTCAGTTGAAAACTCAACACCTACACCGATACCCACAGCAGGTGTGCCTGTGCTTTTAGCTTGCANCTTCAGTACGTCTGTAACACCGTTGGTAGTAGCATTTTCTACATCAAGTAGAACACCGACATCAGCTTGGTGAGTAAGTGTCACTTCACCGTCAGCACCAAGATTAATAACAGCAGCATCAGATGACAGTGACACATCATCATTTACTACAAGGTCATCTGCTACTGTAACACCCGTTGACGTAACTTCTAGTTTTGTTGCACCGCCTTGCTGTAGTTTAAGACTGCCGGTGCCAGCGTCATTGATAATGCTATCACTTGCATTATGGAATATTTCTAGGTCATTGCCCGTACCAAAACGAATCTTGTCATTGTCAATAAGGTCAATGCCTGTGCCAGCAGTAGTATTTCCGTTGGCTAGGATTTCACTAAGTTCGTTAGCACCAGCTATTTGTCCATCAACATACGCTTTAATAGATTGCTGTGTGGCTAATGATGTATCACTATCTGACGCAAGATTGTCTTCATCAAGGATAGCTGTAACTGTAGCACCGCTTGCCAGTGTCAAATTTGTACTTGCTGTAAGATTAGTAAATGTACCAGCAGCAGCAGAATTAGCACCAACAATTGCCCCATCAATAGCACCTGCATCAATATCTACAGTGGGAAGATTAGCTGTGCCTTGAAGAAATAAATCTTTAAACTTTAATCCTGATGTACCAATATCTAATGTGTTATTAGTTTTAGGTTTAATGTCTGTAGTGCTTGCTACAAAATCTTGGGCAGGTCCAAGTACAGTAACAGGACCACCTTCACCCGATGTCCCGTCATGCGTATGACCACTGCTACTATTAAAGGCAGCTTCAATGGCATCATATTCACCATCAAAGTCAGCGGCGTTAATAATGTTACCATCCGCAATATTATTAATAGTATCGGTTCTAGTGTAGCCTTGTCCCATAGTTTCTACCTTCTATCGTTTAATCCATATTCAACGGTAAGTGCATCAATTGAGTATGGTGGGTTTTGGTCATTTGATTCAAACTGAAATGACACTGTAAATGCTGAACCAACAACTTGTGTCTGGAATAGTTTTAGTAGCTTTGTACCAAATCGTGTAACACCAAATGTGCCACTACCAAAAAAACCAACAGTACCCTGCGTGTTCAAGATGCTAATTGGTGCGGGTTGTATTGTACCCTGACTATCAAAGTCTAACTTCAAACTTACATCAAATGCAACACTACCTTGTGGGTCAGTATACAAAAACAGTTTGTAAAATGTTTTACGCTTACGTGGGTCACTGATTGGCAAATGCGGTGTAGCAAAGGTAGTTTGAATATTCAAACCATCAAACGAGTTGCCACTTTCCATCTGATACAAGTAGCCATCATCATTTGCAAATAATACTACTTCTACATTTTGATTATAATCACTATCCGCTACGTAAGCCCGTATGCCCCGTGTCTCTGCCCAAGCCATGCCCTCGCCACCTTGAGCAGCAAACTGTGTTGCTAGTATACCTTGAGCATTTTCTTGCGTAATATTATTGTTATAACCAAGTATTCTATACTGTGACTTTTCACGAATTACACAACTTGTAAATGACGTGTTCGCAGAAATAAAACCTGTCATTGTACTTTGGATTGTTTTAGATACTACAGCTAGTCCAAAGTCACCTAGTCTATCTGTTCCGCTAAGTAGTCTTAACCCGTCTGGGCCAAGAAACATTACGTCACCACCTATTTCTTGTACAGTATCTGAATCAATACATCCAATGTCTACTGTAATCGGCTGCAGTGAAAAGTCTGCAATGGTGCTACCTGTTAGCTGGTGAATACTGTTTTCGGTAAAAATAATTAGTTGCTGTCTAAATACCGTCAATGCAGTAATCGTGCCACCAACATTTATACTGCCTGAACCATTTGCTGCTGAAAAATCCGTGTCTGTATACGGCGCAGTAAATGTTACTGTTGTACCTTTGGCAAAGAATAAATGGTTCTTAACTTCTGCTACAAAGGTTGCACCTATAACATCTGTAGGTGCATTTAGTAATACTGTAAACGTAGTATTATCATAAAGTGCTGGCTCATTTAGCCCATCAACAATTGCAATTTTTTCTGTGCCGTTAAAGTTATACTTAGCAAATCTAGTTTTGTTGGCACTTTCTCTGCTTGTTGATAAAAAAGTAATTACTGCGTCATCTGCTGGACTGCTTGCCAGTGCAGGGTTAATTGCTAATGTAGCACCGCCTGATGACACTGTTGCGTTTGCTGTAACTGTGTATACTAAATCTATACCAGCAATTTTAAATGCGTCACCTGCTTGTGGTGCAGAATCCAAACCATCTATTATTAGACTGCTACCAGTTTGACTAGCACCATTTACAAGTGGTGTACCATAATCAGGCACATTAATCTTTGTAAAGCCACTGCCGCCAGTTTTAAATATGTCAGCATTTTTACANACAACGGCACTGTCTTCCCATGCTGCAACACCTATAGCTAAATAGTTAGATGTTGTTGTTTTAAAAGTTACAGCCGCTGCATTCGCAGGACTGCTGGCTAATGTAGTTGTAAGAGTTAATGTGGCTCTATTATTTGTAGCATCATATGTAACACCACCAGATGCGATTGTATAAGTGCCAGTAACCCCTGCTATTTCTAAAGTATCGCCAGCAACTGGTGTAGTATGTATTGCTGCTATTATTAGGGTTGTTCCAGTTTGACTAGCCCCGTGTACTACAGGTGCGCCATAAGGCGGAATAATGTCACTATCATATTTATCATACCCCTCAATACGTCTGTAACCACCCTCAACAGAAGGCTCAAAGTTACGTAGTATTCGTGCGCTTCCCGGTGCGTTTGTACCTTGCTGCAACGGGGAAAGGTTTGTTATAAGACCACCACGAAACTCGACTGGATAGGTTTGCCATGCATCCATTGTGATAGCCTCTTAAATACCGAAGCCTGTACTTGCTCCGCCTGTAGCACCAGTAAGCATATACGACCTTACGTATGGTGTTCTATTAATAAGTTGTGAACGCATATGCTTAATACCTTCGTCAAATTTTTCTTTCATTACCAATGCGTCTTGTGTGTTACCTCTAAAAAGATAGCCGTAGTGCATTGCACCATCTACAATAATATGTTGAAATCTTTCTGGTATTGTGGGAACGTCTGTCGCTGCAGACAAATCTGTTGGAAAGTTATAATATTCATAGACCAGTTCATAGGCTTTGTTTGGCTCTGGTGTCATAATAAATTTAAGGTCAGGTGCCTGTGCTACTTGGGTAGGCACACCCTGACCAAGAGATGAACTGTACTCTTGTTCTACATATCTATCTAAATAATCTTCGTATGCAATTTCAGTAAGTCGTGTGGTGGCGTTACCTAATGAGGTATTTTCTTTAATACGAAAAGACTTAAAGTTAATAACTTTAGCATCTGCAGGAAATGCAT